GTAATTGGCAGGCGATAAAATATTGCACCGTTTTCCATAATAGCATGCCATAGTATAGCACGGCCTGTAATAGCGCTAATACCAAAGATAATGCAGTCTTCAACTTCTCCATGATGTTTCTTGCAATCATAAAGATATTCTCTTCTTATTTGTGCGTAAGTCGGTGGTACGTTTGCATTTAAATAAGCCATAAATCCTCATTCTATTTCTCCCCAATGTTTTCCAGATTCATAGTCTACTTTATTAGGGACTTCTAAACTAACAGCATTTTCCATAATCTCAATTACTTTATCTGACTCACTTTTATTTTTGATGGATATATTTAATTCATCGTGTATTTGTATTAAAGGTATGATACCTTCGTTATATAAATTTAACATAGCTTTTTTAATCATGTCAGCTGCAGATCCTTGTATAAGTTTATTAAGAGCTTTGTATGTAAAAGCTCTCTTGATCCCTGGTCCGTGTTCCAAGAGCGCTGCTTCATGTGTTAAGGGCTTATGTATACCGAATTGATTTGGCTCCCATAAATGAAAATGACAAAGTCTACCAAGTAAAGTTCTTATTTGTCCTCGTTGCTCTGCTCTACCCATTGCATGATTCATCAATTGTTTTACAAAAGGAATTCTTGCATCGTATTGCTTTATGATATTCTCTGCTTTATTGTCTTCAATACCTAGTTCACCCTTTAATTTATTTTTACCCATACCATAAAACTTACCTAAATTTATGGTTTTAGCTTGGTCTCTAGGTATATCAGCCATATCTGATACTATCTTATGAAAATCAGCCTCATTATCCTTTGTATAGCTTTGTTTAAACTCCTCAGAGCCCGGTAAACCAGTCAAACATGCATAATGCACTACCAACCTAGGCTCTTGCTGAGAATAGTCAAAACAACCCCATGTATGGCCCTCCTCGGGCACAAATATAGCCCTTAGTTGGTTTCCCATTTCACTACCGGTTTTGGGTATTTGTTGTAGATTAGGGTGTGTCATAGAAAATCTACCTGTTACAGTGCCACCAAACTCTGATCTTAGTTGATTTATGTCTGCATGTATCCTACCTTTATGAACATACCTAAATATAGATTCCATAAAAGTGGTCCTAGATTTATTAGTTTCCCTAGCGGTACTAATTAAATTGATCGTATAGTTGTGGTGCTTTTTTAAAAAATTTTTAGTAAAGCTTGGAGCCCCTGTTTTTTCTGTCTTTGGATAAGGTAAGTTCAAATGTTTAAATACTTTTTCAATACTGCGTGCAGCCCAAAGATCTGGAGCAAAACCTATCTCATCTTTAATGCCCTGTAACAGTTTGTTTTCAGTTTTAATTAAATTTTTTTCCACCATCTCTGCGTGTTCTAAATTTACTCTAACACCCCTGGCTTTCATCTCAACTAAACAAGGAAACAAAGAAGTCTCTAATTCAAATATTGCGTGTAAATCTTGATGTTCTATTTCTTTTTTAAGTTCTTGCCATAGTGCTAAAGTTATCTCTGCATCTTTCTCTGCATATTCCCCGACATACATCGCCGGTAGCTTATACATTTCTGCTTTTGGATCGATGCCCCATGCTTGTGCTGCTTCGTTTAATGCTGCTTCGTTTTTAGATAGACCTGTATATTGTTTAGCTACACTATTTAAATCATAACGCATTCTATTTTCATCTATTAAAGATGTTGCAATCATAGTATCTATAATTGTACCACTTACATGAAGATCCATAGACCTTAACCAACACACATCATACATGGCGTTGTGAAAAATTTTATCTGCTTTTGTTTTTAATACATCTTTTATCCAGGATAGGACTTTTGTTTTATTCATGTTACCACCACCCTCATGAGATATTGGAAAATAACCAGCCCAATCTTTTACAGCAACAGCAAAACCCACTATCTCACCAACCTCTCTAAACATTCCAGGACCCATTTTTTTTAATTCTGGATCTTTTGTTTCTAAGTCAATTGCTATTTCATCATACTTAGACAAATCTGGAAAATGATTTGGATGAACCCACTCTGTCGTAGGTTTAAATAAAACCTTTTGTATCATTTTGTATCTTTCAATTTTTTAATTTCCAAGTCACAGTAGTGCTTAATCTTCTCCAGGTCTTCTATACCATTTTTCTGTAGATATCTACAGACATATTTTACAACACAGCCTTGAAAAAATGAGAGATTATTTTTAGAAATAAACTCATATGGCTGAATCGGAAAATTTTTATAATGTTTCCCGCCTACCTGACGACTTTGTGGAAATGCTTCTTTAAATATATCTTTGTTTGTCATTGTACCTCCAATATTTCAAAAGATCTTTCTCCTATTTTTAAACGAGGATCTGGTCTATACATGTATAAGTTTTCTGAAGATCTAGTTACAGCAACATATGCACAACGTATTTCTTCTCGTCTAAATTCAGGTGTCTTCTCTTTAAAATTTCTATAGCAAGCATAACTCCAAACATCACAGATAATAACGTTTTTAGCTTCTAAACCTTTTACAGAATGTATTGTTCCGATCAAAATTTTTGTATCCATCAATGTTTGATCTTTTTTATATACTTCAACTATGTAATCATGAGCTTCATCTGCATCTAAGAATAAAGAAATTTCTTGTCCGTTTTTAACGTAAGTTTGATTTTGAACATCTTTTACGCCAAACCGAATATAATCAAACCATTCTTTCTGAATGTCAAACTCTTTTTCAAAAACATTTCTATTGACTAAATCGTTATAATCATAATAATTGTCCGACAAAAACAAACTACTCTTTTCTGGTTTGTGATCTTTCTTTTTAACTTTAAGATATTTACTTTTTATTTCTTGTATTAATTTACATACATACCTACCGTCTAACTTCTCGTTACTTTTTAATTTATGCCAAATGTTTAATGTATCTCTAACTTTTTGTTTAATAGCATAGTTATAAGAGTTGCCTGTCCCTGACTTTGCTTTTGTCTTCCAAAGTATATTATTCTCCATTAACATTTTTTTATAATCAAAAGTTTTTGTTGTAGTTCTTGAACACATAATCCAATCATCTTTTTCAACACCACTAAGAACAGAGTGTATATCTTTACCTATCTCTATTATATTGCCTTGCACTTCAATCCCATCTTGTATCTTTGGTCCAAAAATTTTTTCTTTTCTAAATTTAGGTGATATGTTGTTTATAATTTTTTGTGAAAAATCTAAAATTTTTTTAGGTAGTCTGTATGATCTATCCAGCACTATATCTTTATGTGATTCATATCCTAAAAATAATTCTGGTGTGCCACAATTAAAACCAAATATAGATTGATCATCATCCCCTGCTAAATATATGTCGCCTTGTTTAGCTATTATTTTATTTATAACAGCCCACATTAAAGGGTTTAAATCTTGACACTCATCTACGAAAACAACTTTATATTTTTTAAAAGATACTTCTTTTTTTAATGCAAGTGTCAGCATGTCTGTAAAATCCATTATGCTATAAGCTTTTTTAAAATCACGGTAAGTATCATACGTAAACTCTAAATCTCTTCTTTCTATATTACCGTATGAATAATCCTCTTGTTTTTCATCAAAATAATAACGAACAGACTCCCAGGTATCACCATTAGAATAATAAGATCTACCTTTGTTAATAAGATCCAGTTTTTTTTTTAAAATAGTTTGATCAAGATCATCTTCATCGTCATCCATTTCATCATCTACTTTTTTATAATCCTCTTTTGCCCACCACTGAGATCTAGGTAAATTAATAGCTTTGTAAAAATTATCTTTATCTTTTTTAGATAATAAAGTTGGCTCTGGTTTTGGCAATGCACGCTTACACAATGCATGAAGAGTTTGTATTGGTTCTAGTTCTTCATCAGTAAAGTTTAAATCTTTTTTACACCTGTCTTTTAAATTTTGTGCTGTTGCTCTTGAATATCCAACTAAAAGAATATCTTCTTTTGCATAGCCATAGTCTAGTTTTTGTTTTAAAATTTCTAATATGTTATATGTTTTACCTGTTCCAGGTGGACCAAATATTTTTGTTACATGATAAAGTTCTGGAACTTTAAATCTCACATAACCTCCTTTTTCTCAGCAAAGACTATTGTTTCATGTTTAAAATCCTCTTCTTTAAATATAATCTCATCTAAGGTATACACATTTCTTTTTATATTTTCTTGTATGTGTAGTTTACCTCTAGACAACCCTTGCACGTTTTTTAAATAAGTATGTGTTACATGTTCTGCAAACTTCCATTTTCTACTTTCTGCTATGTAGGTATAAAAAGTATCAAAAGTAAAATGTACTTTTTTATTTTTCTTATCATAAAAAGGTATTCTATCTATTCTTGTTCTGTCTTCTGTTCTTCTTGATTGAAAACAAAATATTTTTAAAGACTCTTGTAATTTAAACATCGGCATACTTTCTTCTGGTGCATCTTCACCTGTTGCTCTTTCCTGTAATTCAGCTATGGCTGCATCCCAATCAACTTGTTTCATTCTAGGCGGAGTCTTACCACTTTGTTCTGTTGCTGCTTCTCTTGCCAGTTGTTGATTAGTTAATTCTTTAGAAGTTAGTTTAACCTCTTCTCCATCAAAACCTAAAAACCATTGTCTAGGAGTTGATCTAATGTAAGACAGTGGTCTTCC